GGCTGCGCACCAGGCCACAGAGTCATGTTCCACATGAGTATGGCCGACCGAGGCATACATCTCCATGATGGCGGGATTGTTGTCGAGGCCCGGGCCCTCGGTGGTTCCGATGTAGCTGCGGGCGATATTGAAGGGCGTCATGGCGATCTCCAAAAAGAAAGGCCGCCCAAGGGGCGGCCACGTGTCGTGCAATTCTTGTTGTTGTCTTGGGCGGCCTTAGCCCTCTTCAAGGACGACCCGGAGGTCCTCCACCTTTGTTCGGCGCGCTTGGATGACCCAATCCTCGACGGCCGCCTGCGCTGACGATCCAAGCCCCGTGATGCCCGCCAAATGGATCTCAAAAAGACCAGAGGCCTCCACGGTGTCGTGCCAAAAGCCACCCGTGCGCAGCACGAGATCGCGGATCACCTCGACGGGATCGCTGGATGCCGCAAGTTTCAAGAGCACGGCTGGAATATCAGGACGTCGCAAAATACCACCCTCCAAATCTGACCTAAGATTGCATCCCAGATGCACTGCCAACCGCCAGACATCAAGCCGGGCCTCATGGTATTATGATCGTCATCATGGCGCCGAGAACGCGGCATCGCCGGATCCCTGAGCACACTCTAAAGCATGAGCTTGTGCTTTTTGTGACGTGTCAGCTGCCCGATGCCCCCGCACGATCCACCATGCGACGAGACGCTCCGCAGATTTGGCCTTTTTGGGGTCAGGGCCACCGAGCAAAAAGCAGGCGCCCAAAGCAGGCGCCCAAACCAGGTTCATACCCACAAAACCCTTGCAGCATCTTCGGAGGTGGTTTTCCAGGTCGATCGCAGCCTTCTGATGATTTGGACAAAGGCGGAGCCGAGAAGCCGGCGCTTCCTATGGTTTGCGCCGGCCAATCCATGTGGTCAGCAATGCCTCCGCCCCGCGGGGCCCGAGATAGGCAAGCGTCGCCACAAACCCGGTTGAGACGGGCTGCGAGAGACCAATGTAGCGTGCGGCCGCCTCCCCGATCAGCGCCATGCCAACGGCGACGGGGATTTCCCAAAGGAGCTCCTTGCCGAAGAAGCGGCGGTTGCCGAGCTTCACCTCACCCGAATGCCACATGAGCCGCCCGGTGAAGGCGCCAATGAGCGTGGTCACTGCGCCTCCGAAGACCGAGTTGATCATGTCGATGAACCCACCATCATTCATGGGCGTGCCTCCTCAAGCGCCGCCACCCGGGCGGTGAGTTCCTTGACGGCCTCGATCAATAGGCCAGTGATATTGCCGTAGGCCACAGAGAGCTGGCCCGCCTCGTTGTCGCGTACGACTTCGGGCAGCACAGCCTCGACCTCCTGGGCAATGACGCCGATCTGGCGGCTGCCGTCCATAGTGAAGCGCACGCCCCGGAGCGCAGAGACAATGGCGAGTGCCCCTGCGATGGTTTCGACCTCAGATTTGAGGCGGACATCTGATGAGGAGACGAAGTTCGGGGCCGTGACCACGCCCGTGAAGGTCGCACCAGACAGCGCCGCCTTTTCTGCGATTGCGGTGTCATAATCCGCCGCAGACTTGGTCGCCATCGTCCCGAGCCCAAGGTTCGTGCGCGCCACGGCCGTATTCGCGAGCCCGGCGAGATTGCCTGCTACATCGAGAAGCGCGTCCCAGCCGGTGTTCGTGGTATTGCGCCTACGCAAGACGGGCGGCGAGACCGAGGTATCGACCCAGAGCATACCCGCGGTGGTGGCTACCGGTGCCGTAGAACCTGAACTCGTTGATTGCAGCGCGGCTATCACCTCATTGATGCGCGCACGAACGGCCGCGCCCGCATCATTAGCGATCACAAAGCTGGATGTCTGGGGCATCAGGCGACCTCATCGGCATAAAGCCGCAATTGGGTGACGATGGGCGTGTAGGAGGCGTCCTTCGTCGAGAGGATGGCCCGCGCTTGAACTGCGCGGGCCTCGATCTCATGGGTGTCGAGCCGCCCCCAGGGGCCCCAGACGGGGTTTGCACTTGGGTTGTCATCGGTCTCTCGGATCTCAAAGAGCACATCGATCTCCGCCCCGGCGGCCCCATCAAAGTCCGCCCATGTGTCCATGAACGCGGTGCGCGCATCGATCCGGTCGTTGAGCGCCAGTGCTGCCACACCGATCTCTGAGCGAAGTCGGACGCGCTTTACCGCCCCGAGATCGAGCCCGGCCGCAAAGCCGTACTGCCCCTCCAGCGACGTGACCTGCGTCACACCATTCACCGTTGCCGTGGCGAGCGTCAGATTGCCTGTTGCAACCTTGAGCCCGGTCTTTGAACCCACAAACCCTGGATCAGCCTGCAGCAAGCCCAAAGGCGAGAAGGCCAGCACTTGCGCGCCCTTGGTCGATACCCGCACCTCGGGACCGGCACGTCCACCGCTGTCCTCGGCGCGCAGAAGATAAGTTCCGGGTTTCAGGGGCACGACAGCAATCGCTTCACCGCCGCCCACTCGGTCCATCGAATAGCTGTCGGCCCAAGTGGCGGTTGCCTCCTTCGAGTGCCGGATCACGATATTGCCGCCCACCCGCACATCTGGATCGACCGAGCGCGTCCATTTGAGGATCGCGAGCCCGCCAGCCGTTTGCAGCGTCACGTTCTCAAGCTGCGCTGGCGGTGCCGTCAGGCCGAGGATCTCAACCGTGCTCGTCTGCCAACTCGATGAGACCCCAAGCACCGAGACCGCCTTGACCCGGAAAGACCAGCCGCCCGGCGCGATGTCGCGGATCTCAAGGCTGGTCCCATCGGTCCGCCCATAATCCTGCCAAGCCCCCAGGCCTTGGCGTGCCTGCAGCTGATAGGTCGCAACAAAGCTTGAGGGTGCCGCGGCCCAGGTGACCCGCGCCAAAACCTTGAGCCCGCCCCCATCGCGGGTGACATAGATCTCCTCAGTGACCTGCGGCGCGCCGGGCGCCGGGATATCCCGCGCAGACGGAAGGCTGGTGCGGGGTGCTGCCGCATAAATCCGCGCCTCTGAAGCTGCCCAGTCGTACACCAAGGGCGACGTCTCGCGCAGCACGAGTTCCGGCAACAACAGCGCGCCATCGCCGGATGCGGTTAGATCAAGGCTGACCCCATGCACCTCAAACGGTTTGGCGGCAAAGCCCCAGCGCGCATAGGAGAGCGTCACCACATCCCCCACCGTTGCGGCCCAGGCCGACAATTTCCCTGAGAGCCGCACCGTCATCTGTCGACGCGCGCGTTCAAGCTCGATCTTGGCGAGCCGCTGCGCCATGGAGGCCGAGATCGTGAAGGGCAGCGAGATATCGCGCCAGCGCCGCTCCCCTCCGTCCTCGGCGAGATAGACATCACTCGCATAGGCTGGGAAGTCATCTGGCTGCCAATCGTTCTCGGGGCTCACAAACTGGCCCCGCACGCCGTTGAAGTTCGATGACATTGTCACGCGCGTGGCCAACGTCAGCCCGCCTTCGCGGACATGGTCCGAGGTCAGCGCGACATCAGGCGCGCGCCATGCCCCTGCATGGATGCGCCAGGACCCGCTCGAGAAGGCGCAGCGGCCTGCGAAGCTGGAAAGCATTCCCTCGATGATCGTCTTCGGGACCTCCGAAAGCGTGATCACCCCATTGCAGGCGTAGCGCGGCTCGGAGCCGCCACCCGCAAGCTGGACCGTTTCGTCGCAGATGTTCGCCGCCTCGACCAAGGACAGTTCATCAATACCGTCTGGATGCCCGATGCGCGCGCCGATGCCCCAGGTCGAATTGGCCATGTAATCGGCAAGGCACAGCGCAGGGTTTTCTGAATAGCCATGAGTTTCTGTGCGGGGGTCAAAGATGTCGTCCTTGCCCTGAAGATCCACCGTTATGTTCGGAATGCCTCCCGGGAAAGCATCCTGATCATAGGTGAGCCGCAGCCGGATTGCCGCACAGCCCCGCAAACGGTGGTTCTCGGTCCATTTGTCAGGCAGCGCGGCCTTAAGACCCGAGAAGGCTGTCTGGTTGGCGGTGCCGAGTTTCTTTTCGACAAGGACCTTTCCGGCCCAGCGACCTTGGGCAACGCCCGCGGCACTGAGGGCCATCTCGCCTTCGAAGTAGATGGCCCCGATGGATTTGACACGGTGCGCCGCAAGGACGATGACCAGATCGAGGTATTGGTTTTCTGATCCGGAGGAATGCAGGAAGACGATGACCCCGCCCTTGCGAGTGCGGCCGTAGACGAGGTCGCGCGGCACGACGGGCTCGCGGATAGTCACTGTTCGCGGCTGCATCGTGGTCTGCGGTTTTGGCATGAGAGCCTGCGCCGCGTAGGACAGCAGAAGCGTCCCGCCAATCCGCAAGAGTGCTGCGCCAATGCCACCTGCAGCCAGTACGCCGCTGATCGCCCCCGCGACCGCGGTGACGGCTGTCACGATGAAGGGCATGGTGTTGGTCCAGGATGAGGGCCGCGCGGCCTCACGCGCGCCAGTTTAGTCTAGGCATCTCGCAGCTTCAGTGTTTAAGCTGCAGCACGATTGCAGCTTTTGGCGACAACGTCTCAGTTCAGTCCTTTTCGTGAAGCTCGGCCCCGCTTCGCACCGATCCAGTAAACATCGAATAGGGGCGACGTCGGATCTTGCAGTACCCAAGCTGCCTGGCCTCCATGTCCACGTCTGCCCCATGCGCGGCTCGGGAGGAGAGGCCCGAGCCGCGCGCCTCACGATCCGCACAGGCCAGTCACCGGCGCGTCAAACGACCCACGCCAAGCGGCAAGACGCCAGCGACGCGAAGGTGAGGCCCTCGGGCGCGAGACCCACAGCGGTGGCGCCGATCACCACGCCAAAGCCAAGCCCTGTGTCGGTGAGCACAATGTCCCCGCGCTGCGCCAAAAGTGGGGTTGCGCGCGGTTCTCCTAAGAGCGCCCGCCCCATGTCCTCCACTGAGGCCCAGCCAAGGCGGCGCATCACACGCAGGCCCCCAAGATGCGTTGTGTAGCGTCCTCGCCAGAGGGCCGCGATATCCTCGCCGCCGGTCAAGGTCATCCGTGTTTCAAAAGCAAAGGTCGGGCAGTCATGGAGGCCCCATAGGAAGGGCTTGGCGCGTGCGGCTTCAACCGCCTCTGCGAGGCGGCGTTCCCAATGGTCGACACGGGGCATGGGATCACCTTTTCAGGAAGTGAACAGAAGATCGTCCTTGACGTTCGGCACTTCGTGTATTTAATTACACAGATGTTTGAGGTGCGCCAGACAGAAATCTTTGCAAGCTGGCTGGGCGGTTTGACCGACCTTCGCGCAATCGCCCGCGTCGATATCCGGATCCGGCGCCTCTCGCTCGGGAACATGGGCGATGCGAAGTCACTCGGGGAAGGGCTCAGCGAGATGCGTATCGACTATGGACCGGGCTACCGCCTTTACTTCACCCGCCGCGGGGAGCGCATCGTGATATTGCTCTGCGGAGGTGACAAGAAGCGCCAGAGCACGGATATCGTCCGCGCGCGGCAATTGCTGAAGGATCTTGACGATGACAGTTGAAACTCGTCCTTGGGACCCCGTTGAGCGGCTCGACACGCCTGAAGCACAGGAGGCCTATCTCGAAGCCGCCTTTGATGATGGGGACCCCAACCTGATCGTCGCTGCGATTGGTGACATTGCGCGAGCCCGGGGTATGAGCGAAATCGCTTCCAGCGCCCGCGTAAGTCGCGAGGTAATGTACAAATCTTTTCGCAAGGGGGGCAACCCCACGCTTGCCACTCTCTCTCAGGTTGCCGGCGCACTGGGCTACAAGCTAACGCTGCGGCGCGAGGCGGAGGCATGACTGCCGGCTTGGCACAAGCCCTCACCCCCGCCCCCAGGTGATTTCTCTGTCTTGGATCGCGGTCACATATTCAAACCCAAGATCGCCCGCGAAGAGGACCTGCTGGCTTTCATGGGTGTAGCGCCAGGTTCGCGCGACAGTGAGATCAATGAGCCGGCTTTCATAGCTGATCGTAATCGTGCAGGTATCTGCGTCATCCTTGATTTCGGGGACATCAAGCCGACCCGAGAAAGCCTGAACCGGATCGGCGATGATGCTGCCATTCTCGGCCAGAAGCCCCAGCCAGATCCGGCCCGGCAAGCCCTGACGCGCCTCCTCAATGGCCATTTGAACAAGGTCCAGTGGCACGCCAGAAAGCGACACGGCCGTGCCCCCGGCCACAACCTCACCAATCTCGTCGATGCCCCCGAGCCCAAGCAGCGAGCCCGCGCCAGACCAAGTTTGTCCGTTCCACGTAACAGACCCAAGGCCCGACCAGATCCGCACCCAGCCCGTGGCAAACTGACCTTCAAAGAAGATGACGGGCCGCAGCGACTGATCCGCGAGTGCCGTGGCGAAGGCAGGTGTGATGTCACGTGACATTGAAGAGCGCTTTCACTTCGCTTTGGTCACAGCGCTTCGCGCGCGGAGAGGGTGAAGCGGTGCTGGTCCGCTCGACCAATCACCGTGGGCACTGGTGCGGTGAGCCTCAAGAGCACCGACGGCGCGTTGAGACCAAGAAGCGCCCCGGCCGGGACTGTGGCTCTGAGCGGCGGCACAAAGCTGATCATCGCCCCGCTGCCAAGGGGCACGATATCCGCGGTTACCTGGTAAAGTCGGGTCGCCGCATCAGATCCGAGTTGGAAGAAGTCCCCAGCGCGAAGCCCAAGTCCCCAACCTGCCGTGCGCAGAGTAGCTGATCCCGCAACCTGCGCCTCGGTGACATAGGGATTGCCCACCGCCACCGGCACCTCGATCGAGGGGTCGGGGAAGAGGAACCGGCCCCGGAGGCCACCAAGGGCCGTAAAGAAGGCTGAAAGACGACGGGCTTTGGCCCCTTGGCTCACGGCCATCTCGATCTGGTACTCCCACCAGGACGCGCCCCAGTCCTGGATCTGGGAGGTGCCTGTGAAGGGCGAGCGCGCCTCGGCGACTGACGTAACAAGGCGCCGCTCGAGGGAGGACACGAGCGTCAGGGGCAAGACTGGAATGGTCATCTCAGATCACCTGACCCCTGCGTCTTCCATCAGCGACGCTTTGTTTCGCAATGCGGGCGATTTCTGGGATGGCAGCCCGCAGCCGCGCATCAATCTGCTCGGCCACGCCCATCTGCGCCCCGCGTGCGTCGATGTTCACGGTCACGCCGGTGCCAGCGCTGGCACCCCCGCCGTAGCCAGTTGCCTCACGACGATTGAGCACGCGCTCTCCCCGCTGCAAGATCGCAGGAACCTCATCAGGTCGAAGTCCTGCCCAGCCGCCGGAATGCAGCCGGGGGGCATCTGCAAATGCGGTGACTGGAACCGCCCGTATCGGTGCGCCCGCACCCACCATGCCTCCCGTATGCCAGATGCTCGCGTTCACCATAGGGTTTGCGGCAGCCGCAGCCCCGCCTCCGAAGATCCCGCCGCCAAAGATGCCTGAGAGGGCCGAGGCCAAAGGGCCCAAGACTGCGTTTTTGAAGGCAAGCGTCGCAAGGTCCGCCAGGATTGAGGAAACCAGCGATTTGAAGTCGAACTTGCCGGTGGTGACAAATTGGCGGAAGGCGCTTTCTGCCGAGGAGAAAGCCGAGGTCAACGTCTCGCCGAGACCCTTTCCCCAGTCCATGGCGCCTTTGGCATAGTCGGCCAGGGACTTCGTGACCTGAGCCCAACCCGTTGCGGCCTCTTCCGCGGCCTTCTTGGCCGCACCACCTGCTCCACCAGCGGCTTGGCCTGCCGCATCAAAGCCATCGGATACAGCGCCCGCCGCCTCAGCAGCGCCGCCTAAGGCGTCCTCGCCTTCCGTGCCCGCGCCGATGATTGCCGCCTTGAGCGCCGCCCAAGCTGTCATCGGGCGGGAGGCAGCCTCAGAGAGCATACCAGCTGCCTCGACATATCCCGCCGCGCGGCCACTTGCAGCGTCAGCCATGCCCCCGAAGAGATCCGGCGTCTCAATGTAAGTCTTGCCCATGGCCGCACGGAACGCATCAGCCGCCGCCGTGCCTGCGGCCGAGGCTGCGCCCTCGAAGGGGTTGGCAATCCCACCGAGATCCACTGCCTCCAGCGTGCCGATCTTCAGCCCAGCTTCACCGGTCGCCCAATCAGGCAGAAGGGCCAGCGCCGCGTTTAGCCCCTCAATGAAGCCATTGATGCGCGTGACCACTCCATTCAGCATCGACTCAACACCCCCGATGAGCCCATTCGCCGCCTGGTATGCAAAATCCCCGATCGCCTGCGGCAGCGCGCCCCAGATCGCCTTCACCCCATCAAAGGCGCCTTGGAACGTCCCAACCGCAGAATTGCCCCAGCCGACGACAGCCGTCAGCGCTGATTGCAGGCCGTCGTAAATGCCCGCCTGTGCGCCCGCCCAGCCGGCCTCAACGCGCGACCAGGCGGCTGTGGCTGCCAGCGCCAGGCGGTCCCACGCCTCTGCCGCCACGTCGCGCAAGAGGCCAAAGGCTGCACCAACACCGCCGACTTTGGCGACGAGGTTGGTGAACTGGTAAACAAGTTCGCCCGCGCCCACGATCAGCGCTCCGATCCCCGTGCGGATCAAGGCACCGCGCAAAAAGACCAGCGCCGTGGCGAGGCCCTTCACTGAGAGGACCCCAGCAGCCAATCCCACCACCCAGCGTCCGGCCATGACCGTCGCAAATGTTGCGGCATAGGTTGTCAGCCGGCCGAGATTGTCAAAGACCGCCGTGATCGCCTGTCCCAGCACGCCAGTGCTGCGCGCCGCATCGCCAAGCGCATTGGCAATGGTTTCCAGCGCAGGTGCGACCGCCGCCGTGAGGCGATTGGTCAGGCCCAGCCAGATCAGGCTGAGTTTGGCAATCGCATCTCCTGTCCTTTCGATCTGCACGGCATCTGTCGCGCTCACCGCCACCCCGAAGTCGCGCACGTCCTTGGCCGCCTCGCGCAAGGTGGCGGGATCAATCCGTAAGAAGGCGAGCGCTGCCTTGTCGCCAAAGAGGTCCGAGGCCACGGCCGCACGCTCCGCCTCAGGGACAAGTCGGGCCAAGGCGTCTTGGATCGTGGCGATCCGTTCATCCAAGGGCAAAGCCTGAAGTTCCCGCGCCGAGAGATGCAGCCGCTCCAAGGCGCCGACAGCAGATCCTGACCCAGACGCGGCCTCAGACAACCGCGTGGTCAGCTTCTTCGTCGCCTGTTCGATCTCGCCCAGTGAGACCCCGGCCAATTCGCCCGCCAAGGTTAGAACCTGAAGGCTCTCCACCGAT